TGCGCCAACGTCAACTGATGATGTTGCTAATCAATTAAACTTGACTGGTAAAAAGATTGTTTATGATTTGGCAATTCCTAAAGGCGATGATCATGATTGGACCAATAAAGAAGTTCAATTCTTTGGAAAGAAATGGCGGACAGTTGGAGTTCCACTTGAAGGAATTGAAGATATGATTCCGCTTGACTGGAACAAGAAAGTGACAGTGGAATATTATGGCTAAAAATAAATTTGTACTTAATCATGGTGGTGTTGGTGAATTACTTAAATCTGCAGCAATGCAAAGTATTGTAGAAGATCATGCTAGTGAGATTAGAAAATCAGCAGGTGATGGATATGCTCAAGATACTTATGTTGGTAAAAGTCGTGTAAATGCTAGTGTTTACGCTGATAGTTACAAAGCCAGACGTGACAACTTAAAAAACAATACATTGTTAAAGGCGGTGCATTAATGATTGAGAAAACGATTAAAGATTATTTAGACAGTCATTTAGATGTGCCGTCTTTTTTAGAAAGACCAGAAAATCCACCAGAGACATATGTTCTATTTGAAAAAACTGGTGGGGCTGAAAGCAATCATATCAATAGTGGAACGTTTGCGTTTCAAAGTTATGCGCCTTCATTATTCGAAGCTGCAAAACTAAATGTAAAAGTAAAAGCTTGTTTAAATGAAATGATTTATTTTACAGATATCAGTAAAGCTAAATTGAATTCAGACTATAACTTTACTGATCCAGAAACAAAAGAATATCGCTATCAAGCAGTTTACGATTTTAAATATTAGGAGGAAAAAAATGGAATTAATTGTATTTACTAATAACGGACAAACCTATCACTTTAATGATGTAACTGAATTTAAACCAACAACAACTGGATTTTCATTTAATTACGTTGGTAAAGCAACAGAGGTTAAACGAAGTGCAATGTTTAATAATACCTCTACATCGGGTTATGCACTGGCACCAATTAATGAATAATTTTACATTTTAGGAGGAAAAATAAATGTCAGATAAACAAAATGTTTCAGTTGCTAAACCAAAAATCGGTGGTGCCGCTTATTCAGCACCACTTGGGACTGTTTTGCCTACCGATTCAATTACTAAGTTGGATGCTTCTTATAAAGCACTTGGATATATTTCAGAAGATGGTTTAACTAATACAAATAGCCCTGATTCAGATTCAATCAAGGCTTGGGGCGGTGATACAGTAGCCGTTGTTCAAAAAGGTAAGGAAGATACATTCCAATACACGTTAATCGAGTCTATGAATATTGATGTTCTTAAAGAAGTTTATGGTGAAAAGAATGTCACTGGAGATATGGAATCAGGAATTAAAATTGTAGCCAATTCCGATGAATATGAACCACATATCTTAGTATTTGATATGGTTCTAAAAGGTGGAATTTTCAAGCGTATTGTTATTCCTAACGGTACTATTTCAGAGATTGGTGATATCAGTTATACAGATGAGGATGCTGTTGGATTTGAAACAACTTTTACTGCTTCACCAGATAAAACAGGTGCAAATCATTACGAATATATTAATAAACCTACTGCATCAGTTGGAACCGAAGGAGAATAATTAATATGATCAAGGGTAAAACTAAATCAGGATTTAACTATATTATTCCTGAAAAGCGTTTGGATAATTATGAGTTATTGGAAGCAATTAGTGATGTGGAAGATAACCCTTTGGTAATGCCAAAAGTTTTGAAATTATTGTTTGGTAAAGAACAAACTGAAAAATTAAAGAAACATCTTGCTGATAAAGAAGGCTTGATTTCAATGGAAAAAATGACTGCTGAAATTCAAGAAATTTTTGAAGCTCAAAGCCAAGTAAAAAACTCTTAGTCCTTGCCTACATGATAAAAATTGATAAGGATGCACTTATGTGTGACTTAGCAGAAACATATCAAATATACGACTTAAAACAGTTACCTTTAACCAAGGTAGCTGTTTTTTCTTTAGGTTTGAAAGATGATTCGAGAATCAAAATGAAGATGAGAAATCAGAAATTTGATTTAAATCAGATACTTTTGATGTCTGTTGCAGACAATTTGAAGTTACTTCTTTGGTCTAAAACCAAGGATGCCCAAAAAGGTCGAAATAGGCCAGTTCTTTGGTCATCACTATTTGAAGAACCTAAAGAAAAGAAAGAAATCGTATTTAATTCAGGTGAGGATTTTGAAAAGGAAAGAAACCGACTTTTGAAGAAAGGAGGACATAATTAATGGCTACAGAATTAGGAAAAGCATACGTTCAAATTATTCCATCTGCTAAAGGGATTGGAGGCTCAATCAAAGGTCAATTAGATCCTGAAGCTGCTTCGGCAGGTTCAAGTGCTGGTGAATCACTCAGTTCAAGACTTATTTCAGTCGTTAAAGCGGCAATTGTAACTGCTGGAATCGGTAAAGCCATTGGTGCATCAATCACTGAAGGAGCTAAGCTTCAACAGTCCTTAGGTGGTGTTGAGACAATTTTTAAAAAGTCTGCCGGTAAGGTTAAGCAGTATGCTAGTCAGGCGTATAGAACGGCCGGTATGTCTGCTAATGACTATATGGAAAATGTAACTAGTTTCTCAGCTAGTTTGTTGCAGTCACTTGGTGGTAATACTGGTAAAGCAGCTAAGGTTGCTAACATGGCAATGATTGATATGTCTGATAATGCCAATAAGTTCGGTAGTAATATGGGTGATATCCAAAATGCTTATCAAGGTTTTGCCAAACAGAATTACACCATGTTGGATAACTTGAAGTTAGGCTATGGTGGTACTAAAGAAGAAATGCAACGTTTGCTTCAGGATGCTACTAAGCTAACTGGTGTTAAATATGACATTAATAATTTGTCTGATGTTTATAACGCTATCCATGCAATTCAAGAAAATCTTGATATTACTGGAACAACTGCTAAAGAAGCTGCTTCTACTTTTAGTGGATCATTTGATTCAATGAAAGCTGCAGCCCAAAATGTTCTTGGGAATATTGCGTTAGGACGTGATATTGAACCATCCTTAAAAGCATTGGCTCAAACTACATCTAACTTCTTATTCAATAACTTTATTCCAATGATTGGCAATATTCTTAAAGCATTGCCTGGCGCATTGGTTACTTTTATTGATGCTGCGATTCCATTAGTCAAATCTGGAGTCAGTAACATGTTTAAAAGTGCATTCAGTGGCTCAATTGATTTTGCTAGTTATTTAAAACCTGCTTTAGCTGTATTAGGAGCTTTTACAGTACCTGCAGGCTTGAAATTACTTGGTGGTGTCTTTAGTAAATTAAGTTTTGTAGTTAAACCACTAGGTGGGATTTTTGGAGGGTTTGGTTCAGCACTAAAGCCAATTACAGGTATCTTCAGCGGATTAGCTGGAGTAATTAAAGGTGTGGCAAGTGGATTTTCAACTTTTGCCACAGCTATTTTAAAAATCGGTGTTGGTATTGGTGCCGCTACATTAGGTATGTCTGCACTTGCTTTTGGTATCACTGCTTTAGCTAGTACCGGTACAGCAGGAATAACTGCAATGACTACTTTTGGTGTAGTGATTGGTGGATTAGCAGCGGTGTTTGCTTTATTGGCTCCGGCGCTAACTGCAGGCTCTTCAGGAATAACTGCATTCGGTACGGCTATTCTAGCAGCCGGTGTTGGTATTGGTGTTATGACTGCAGGAATTGCATTAATGGTTTCAAGTTTTGCACTTTTGAATATGTCGTTTGTACAATTGACCACCGTATCAACTCAATTAGTTCCATTGTTTGTTAGTTTGGGAGTCGGTTTTGCATCTATGATTACAAGCTTCTTAAGTACAATCGTTATGAATATGCCAACCATAATTCAAGCGTTTGTAACGTTGGGTAGTGGAATTTTAACTGCTATTAACACTTTGATGCCACAATTGATTACCACTGGTATGAACATGATCATGTCTTTACTTAATGGTATTAACGCCAATATTGGACAAATTATATCTGTATCAATTCAAATTATTACTAAGTTTATAGGTGGTTTGAATCAAGGATTACCACAGATTTTAGCTAAAGGTGTGGAGTTTATCGTTAATTTATTTAATGGTATTGCCCAAAGTTTGCCGAAAATTGTAGCCGCAGCTGTAAATGTTATTGTTGCTTTTGTTACTTCTATAGGGAACAATCTAAGCAAAATTGTGGCTGCTGCACTTGATTTGATTACCAAATTTGCACAAGCCATTATTAATAATCAATCTAAGATGGCAACAGCAGCCACTAAAATTATTCAAGCGTTTGTTACTTCGGTCGGTACTGCAATGGGAGTTATTCTTGGTTCAGGGACTAAGTTAATTGGTTGGTTTATCAGTGGACTGTTAAAAGGATTGAGCAAATCAAGAAGTGCTGGTAAAAGTAATGCTAACGCTGTTAAAGATGGAGCAAAAGTAGATTTACATTCTAACGGTAGTGCAATTATGAACAGTTTTCTTGGTGGTTTAAAGTCAGTGTGGGGAAATGTTAAAAATTTTGTTTCTGGTATTGGTACATGGATCAAAAACCATAAGGGACCAATATCTTATGATAAAAAGTTACTAATTCCAGCTGGTCAGGCTATCATGGGTGGTTTGAATAACGGACTGTCTGAAGCATTTAAAGATGTTAAATCAAATGTTAATTCAATGGCTGGATTCATTAGTGATGAAATGGATTCATCAACTGGATCATTTGGTTTTAATCCTGGTCAAATCAGTAAAGTAACGAGTGTTGAC